AGTGTCTATTTAACATAATGGTAATTATAAGACAATTCGATAACTGATTATCAATTGTTTATGTATGTTAATTTATACCCATATACCCCCTACCTTGTTTATTCGTGTAAATGATGTTGTACCACCGATGTGCCCTTCACATTTTTGATATAAAACATTGTTTTCACCAATTTTAACTTTTGTATTGTTGTTTTGGTATAATAGTTGTAGCTTTGACTTCTATGAAAGATACATTTGGTAAGAAAGAATATCAATGCAAGTGTGGAGTAGTCCAGGAGGAGTATGTTTGGAGCAGTCATATTAGGGAGGTGCAGTTTGAGTGTGGTAAGTGTGGGGCCTGGATGGGACACAATAACCTAAAGGTGAAGAGTAAGGTGGGAATTATATCAATCAGAACGCCAACAAAAAACCGATAATATGAATGTTTACCATTATGCACTATTGTTTCTTCAATTAGTAGCTTTTTTAATTAATTTGCACAAAAACGGGGAGTTAAAACCAGAAAGAGACTTTAGGTATAACGCTACTACTGCTTTTTATTCTTTAGTAATTGCCTATACTTTAGTTATTTTATCAGCTTATAAATAATTTATGAACGCAGAGTTTAAAGACATAACAAAAGAAGCATTTATCATTGCTTATAGGGAGAATTTTGGAAATATTACCATAGCTTGTCAAGCGTGTGGGATTAGTAGGACTATGTACCAGAATTGGATGAAGAATGATACTGAGTTTAAGAAGGCTTTGGCTGAAATAGAGCCAGAGGAGATTATGTTGGACTGGGGGGAGCACAAGTTGATGGAGAGGATTACCAAGGGTGATACCTTGGCTACCATGTTCTTGCTAAAGACCAAGGGCAAAAGAAGAGGGTACATTGAAAAGACTGAGGTGGCTCATGAAGGCGATGTCGTTAAGCAAATTACGGTTAACGTAGTCAAGCCATCAGAATTACCTAACTTGCAGAAGCAGCTCGATGGAGATGAGAATATAATAAACTTCGATACTCAGAAAGATAACAGCTTTACTGTTCCAGCCACATTGGCTTCCGAGATACCAGAGATTCCATTATATGACCATAGCAAGGGTGAGTTGTTAGATATGAACGACCAAGATGAGTTTGAGGAATAGTTTTGATTGATAAATGACCTTTTATTGATTGATAAAGTTTTCTATTAGTAAACTTAATATGTGTCAAAAAACGCCATTTCTGACTTATGTTAGGGGCCTACCCTCTATAAAACCAAAAAGTATTAGTTTCGCTTTACCAAAGCCAATTTTTTAATTTTTCCCTAATGCCCTATGAACGTAACCACAAACATCGTTTTCGAGATACTGCAAAACAGCCAAAAAAAAATATCTGTTATGCAAGGCGGAACAAGGTCTGGCAAAACCTACAATGTATTGACCTGGTTTATCGTAAAATTGCTACAAGAAAAAGGCAAGACACTAACTATCTGCCGTTCATCGTTGCCATCCATAAAAGGCTCAGTAATGAGAGACTTTATAGAAATTCTGTCGAAATATGGCCTATACTCAGAAGAAAAGCACAACAAGTCAGAAAATCTTTACTTCTTAGGAGGCAATACCGTAGAGTTTGTCTCTACAGACCAGCCACAAAAAATAAGAGGCCGTAAAAGAAACTATCTGTTCATTAACGAGGCCAACGAGGTGAACTACGAATCTTGGATGCAGTTAGCCCTAAGAACCACAGAAAAGATTGTAATTGACTATAACCCTTCAGATTACTACTCTTGGATATACGACAAGGTAATAACCAGAGAAGATGCTGACTTTACCATCACTACCTACAAAGACAATCCATTCCTTGAGAAATCTTTGGTGGAGGAGATTGAGAGACTAAAAGATGCCGACCATGAATATTGGAGAGTTTATGGTTTAGGTGAAAGAGCAATATCAGAGGCAACTATTTATACCCATTGGAAACGCAGAAGAAACTTCCCAGAAGGAGGGGAAATATTTTATGGACTGGATTTTGGCTACAACAATCAAACCGCACTGGTGCGAATCAAACACTTCGACAACGAGATGTTTGTGGAGCAACTCATCTACGAAACTAAAATGTCTACCTCACTACTCATCGATAGGCTAAAGGCTTTTGGCTTTGACAAGCGTACAGAGATATTCGCTGATGCTGCTGAACCAAAGACTATAGCTGAGATTAATAAGGCTGGATTTAGCCTTAAATCGGCCGTTAAAGATGTTTTTGCTGGTATCAACAAGGTAAAGTCATTTCCTTTAATAGTTAAAAGCGATTCGTTAGATTTGTTGGATGAGTTTAAAAACTATAAATGGAAAACCGACAACGATGGCAATACGTTGGATGAACCAGTTAAGTTTAGAGACCACTTGATGGATGCCATGAGGTATGCCATATACTCAAAATTTGCCAAACCGAAAAGAGGTTGGGTAGTGTAGGCTAAAAATTTGTTACTTTTGTAAAAATATCATATAGCGTGAAATTAACTGACATATTCGGAGCCATTAACCCTTTTCAACAAAAGGCACAAGCTCCTAATGGAATGATACAAGTTACCAGTCCATTTGCTGATTTTGGAGGATTACTTGCTGGAAGAACTTTATATCCAGAACTTAACCAAAGAAAATTTGTACTTGACTACGAAAACAATAGTGAGGTGTACGCCATCATTAAGCGTATATCAAAAACTGTATCTACTGTTCCATTTTACGTTTACAAGGTAAAGGATAAGAAATCCCTTACAAGATATGAAGCACTCACTAAAAACTCAAATACTACTCAAGACTTGGCGAAAGCAGAGTTAATGAGAGTAAAGGCTGTAAGTGAGATTGCTGATTCTCCATTAAATATCTTATTAGAAAAACCAAACCCTTATCAATCTCTTTCTGAGTTTATTGAAAGCGTTATTGGTTATAAACTTATTTGCGGCAATTCTTTTGTATGGGCTAACCGTTTAGAAAGCGGTAAAGTTCAAGAATTAGTCGTGCTCCCTCCGCAGTACATAGCCATCATATCTGATGGTACTATCAATGGGGTTGAAGGTTATTCTTTTACACTTGTTGGATGGGATTATTTAGATGCGAAAGACGTAATCCATCTAAAATACTTCAACCCTTACTTTGACACTAACGGCAATCAACTATACGGTCTTAGCCCTTTACAAGCTGCTTACAGAACTGTTCAGCGTAGCAACGATGCGAAGGACACTTCGGTTGGTATGTTACAGAATCAAGGCCCTAAAGGTATCTTGTATGCTGATGAGTCTAACAACTTTGGACAAGAAGAAGCTGGTAAGTTAAAAGAAGATTTCTACAATCAGTACGGAACTAAGAGCCAAGGACAAATAGTGCAGAATGCTGGTAAGATTTTGATTGCTGGTGCTAAGTTAGGATGGGTTAACATGGGATTATCTCCTATCGACCTTCAGCTTTTAGAATCTGAGAAAGTTACCCTTAGAGAACTTTGTAATGTGTACGGTGTAAACTCTGCGTTGTTTAACGACCCAGATAACAAGACTTATAACAACATGAAAGAAGCTAAGAAGGAAATGCTTACGCAAGTAGTACTTCCAGAATTAGTGGCACTTCGTGATGCTTTCAATAGATTCTTTGCAGCAGAAATTGGAAATGGCTACTATATCGATTTCGATATTACTGTGTTCCCAGAGTTGCAAGAAGATATGAAGGAACTTTCTGGTATCTTATCTCAGTCTTGGTGGATTACTCCTAACGAGAAAAGAGCAGCTATGCGTTACGATACTTCTTTAGACCCAGCTATGGATGAAATCTTTATCCCAGCAGGTTACTTACCTATCGATGAGCTTACTATGTTGCAAGACCCAAGAGATGCTCAACAACAAGGAGATTACAATATACCGCCAGTGAAGAACGAAGGTTTTTTTTTGAGCAAGAGTGAAAAGTTAGATGAGGTTTACTCTAAGTATAAGTCTGTGACTAATATGGGCTATGCAGAATTAGAAGCGTGGTCTAAAACAGAATGTTCAAAGAAAGCATCTTTAGACAGAGCACCGATAGAAAGAAATTTAAGGTTGTTGTCTAAGAGCAAAGAAGAGTGGACATCGAAGGACATAGAAGATGCTAATAGAACAATCAGCTTTGTAAGCAGAATGAAAGGAGCAGAACAAGGAGAACCAGCATCAGAAGGATGCCCTTCTAAAAGAGATATATCATTAAAGAACTGGGCTTACGACCCTTCAAAATAAAAACTATGGAACTTAAATCATTTGATGAAGCCTTTAAGGTTGTAGAAGATAATTTATCAGAGAAGCGAGTAAACAAGACTAACTCAAAAGGTATCAGTCATGCAAACAGCTTAATTTCAAGTGGCGACGTTACTAAGCCATCATCTTGGGAAAGACCATCTGTAGAAATGGAGAATGCTTACATCGAGGAGAATGGATGGGATGAGTTCTCTAAATGGTTCTTAGGTGTTGATACCGCTATGGACAAAGAAACTAAAGGACACTATGGCTACATATATACTTCTGATTTTAAAACAGTTGATAGGGAAGGATTACGAGCAATCAGACAAAGGTCGGCACAAAACGGACTAAAAGGTGTGTTTGCAGCAGCAGGAAAAATGATTGAAGCTATAGACGGAAAAGAATAATGGCTAAGATAGTTACTCCTTCTCAGCAGTTCGCTTTGCAGCAAAAGATTGCAAGGAAGTCAGTAAGAGAGTATCAGCCTAAAATATTGGCTGCTTTACAATCTGACTTTGACAAGGCTGCTCAGTTGGTTAAGGATTATGGAGTTCAGCAAACTATCAATAATCAGAATGCGTTGTTTGACGGCAAAGAGATTAATAATATTTTACGAACTTTGTACGAGACGACTGGTGGATATACTGCCATGACGTATGAAAAGATATTTGACAAGTTTAAAAAAGAAGAATCAGTAGATTTAGACCCTCTGAACATCATGGATGAATGGTTAGCGTTTATGTTGTCTTATTGGACAACCTATAGCGGAACTAAGATGTACGGAATTGAAAATACTACCAAGAATGAGATTACAAGGATATTGAACGGCTCTATTAGATACGGACAAGAAAACAACTTGAGTCTTAACGAGGTTAATTCACTTGCGATTAAAAACCTACAAGAAGGGAAAATTAACAACGCAAGGAGTCTGCTGATTGCAAGAACGGAATCACATCAAGCATTAAGTGCTGGTATGATGGGTGCAGTTAAATTTGTTAACATACCTTTGCTGAAGCAATGGGTGGCAGCAGATTATCCTGCTAAGAATAATAGGTACAGAAGTTGGCATCGAACATTGGATAGACAAACCAATCCAGATGCAGGAGGAGTAAGAATACCGATTAATCAGCCGTTCCTTGTGAATACGCCAGAAAGAGGAGTAATTGAGATGCAATACGCACATGATGCAAACGGAGGTGCAATGAATAATTGTAACTGTAGATGTTGTACTGTATTTATTGCTTAAACAAAAATATATGAGTAATTTTTATAACAAGAAAGCAGTTAGTGGTGCACCAGTCGATATGGCTGATGACACAAGAACCATTGAGGTTTACTATTCTGCATTTGGTAATGTAGATAGCGATGGCGATGTAATCATGCCAGGCTCATTTACAAAGTCTATTAAAGAGAATGGCCCACAAGCAAAGAATAGAATCTGGCACTTGTTCAACCATTCTACAGACAAACCAGTAGCTAAGCCAAAGGAATTGGTGGAAGATGCTTTTGGTTTAAAGGCAATCGTTAAGATGCCTAATACAACTTTAGGTAGAGATACTTATGAGCTGTATAAAGACGGTCATATCACAGAGCATAGCATTGGATTCCAGACTGTAAAGTCTCAAGCTAAATCTGGATATAACGAGATTCAAGAAATTAAATTGTTTGAAGGTTCCTCAGTTTTATGGGGTGCCAATTCTAATACGCCAACCGTTATGGTTAAGTCTGAAATCAAGTCAACTCTAATTGATGAGATAGCTAAAACTATCAAGTCATTGAGAAATGGTTTCTATACTGATGAAACTTTTGGTTTGTTAGAGTTAAAACTCAAGCAATTACAACAATATCTCGCTGAGATGGAAGAAGATGAATCAGTCGCTTCGGAAGAACAACCGCCAGTAGATGCTCCAACTGAGTTGCAACCAGTAGGTGAATCAGAAGATGAGGCATTGGAAGATGAAGATGACCCGATGGTTTCCATTGAATTAGAGGTAAACAAATATTTACAATCATTTAAAATTTTCAACTAATGGTAGAAGAAATTAAAAGTGCATTCGAAGGCATCAAAACAGAAGTATCTGGAGCAATCGAAAATGCAAAAGCTGAAAGTGCAGTAGCAGTAGAAGGCTTAAAAACTGAATTAGAAGAATTAAAATCTCAAATCTCTGTAGTTAAAGATGCTGCAGACAAATTAGAGGCAAAAAGCAATCGTAAAACAATGAACGAAAATCAATTTAAAGGTTTCAATGCCACTTTAGGTGAGCAAATTGAAAAGAATGCGGACAACATCGCAAAATTAGGTCGTGGTGAAATGAAGAACACTTCTTTCATTATGGACACTAAAGCAGTAGGTAACATGACAGAAGCAGTTAACTTGACTGGAGATATTCCTCGTCAGTATGCTAACCAAGTTTATGGTTTACCTTCTCGTAAAATCCACGTTAGAAGTTTGTTACCAGTAGGTACAATCTCTCAAGGATTATTTACTTTCCCTCAAGAAACTGGTGGTGAAGGTGCTCCTGCTAACCAAACTCAAGGTAGTGCAAAAGCTCAAGTTGATTTCGATATCAGCATGGTTAATGCTCCTGCACAAGTTATCGCTGGTTACGTTAAAATCTCTCGTCAAATGTTAGATGACGTTCCTGCTATGACTTCTTTCTTACAATCTCGTTTGTTAGAGAAATACTTAGTAGCTGAAGATGCTCAGTTATTATTCGGTTCTGGTTCTGGTGTTAACTTGCAAGGTTTGACTGGTGTTGCTACTG